TGTTGAATCAAATATGATTGCGAAGTCTGCAACAATTTGCTCCCTAAATGATAAAAAAAAACCAATGCACTTTGCACTTGTTCTGCGGACATTTGCTTCATTTCTTCAGTTCGCATCCTTATATTGCCATCATAAGCATCTATAATATATACTCCATTCTTGTGTTTCTCTTTTATAGGTCTATAAAGTATTGCCATTAATTCAGGAAGATGCTTTTCAATTCCTAATTTTATAAATTGTTCTATGTCGGCATACTCTCCTAAGGTTATTGAATCTAGGTCTGGATGAAAGCCGTACTCAACTTCATTAATTTCTATTATTCTTTTAAGGCTAGTATCTTGTTTGCTTTGCATTTCTGACACCTTACTCATTATAATAGCAACATCAGATAGCTGTAATTCTTTTATTAGCTTCTTAGGCATATTAGATAATTCTGCTATTGTATTTGAAGCTTCTTCTGTCTTACTTCCTGTTTCAAATGAAATAAGTTTTAGCCATTTTTCCAAAGTAACATCCTTCCAGCTGTTAATTAGATTAAATGATTCTACTTTGCCTTCTTTTTTAATTTTGACTTTCATACACTATATAATAGAAAAAAGTTGATTTTAGTTTACTGCTACTTTTTAATTGTTAATAACTTTGTTAATTATAGGCTTTATATTAATTTATTTTTATATCTTTGCTTTATAATTGTTCATTGAAATAGTAGAAAACGAAATCTAATATATAGGAAACTAGACGCGCACCCTAGCGACGAGAGTTAAAAAAGTTAGACGCTTTATAAAATAAAATAATAGCAATATTATTATAATACTTGGCGAAGTATTAAACTTGATTAAACGGTGGGATTAGGCTCTGTGATGGCATATATACTGAATCGAAGCAAGTGGCATTATCACATCAAATAAAGGTTTGATGTAAAAACTCAAAAGGTTGGTAATGAATCGTACCTCCTGTATGCGGACGTGCTAGTAAAAGTACTTTAGACAGACACTACTATTTTAATAACAATTTTATTACCTACTGAACAAAATACCTTCCTGCATTTGGATTGTCTAAGTGATATATTACATTATAACGAATACCATCTATTGCGTGGTTAAATGAATCTTGATATAATTTTGAACCTTTATCTGCATAGACATAGTTGTTTAACTCTTTAGCTATATTTGTAGATTCAGGACTTACTATTAATTGATAGTCTTGCATTCTAGTTATACCACTTTCAATAGTTCCTTTCTTAACTGCTTTTATGTTTACTCCTAAATGCTTTAAGTCTGCTATCAGTCTTGGCTCTGCTGAATCAGCTATGATTAATTTACTATCTACTTTTTCTAATATTATTTGAGCTAACTCTTGACTCTTTAATCCATTACGATAAAGGTGTTCTTTTAAGTATATCTTTTTGTGCTTCTTATCTATAGCAACTTCAGTCAATGAATCAGGGTCAATACTAAAACCGAAATCCATTCCACAAGAAGTCTGTAAGTTATCAGGATTAAATTCTCCTATACTCCAATTTTCAAATACTACTCCTTCTGCTTTCGCTAACCAACCTCCTAGAATCTTATGCTGATACTTTTTAAAGTTGTTGTGCTTTATGCTCTTAATACGCTCTAAGAAGCTAGTAGAGAGATTTGTTTCATTATCTAGGTATGTACTATGGATGTAACATATATTGTCTTTAACGCCATTAAAACCACCCTCAACTCCTTTGTCTTCAAAAAACCTTTTGTATATCCAATGTTCCTTAGTTACAGGATTCAATACTAATATGATTCTATTCTGTACTTTCTTTTCCCTTATGCTTAAATCAATAGTATCAAAGATGTTTTCATCTACAAGTTCTTCAGCTTCATCAAGTACCCAAGTGCTTATACCTTGTAATGACTTTAGACTTGCAGTCTGATTACCTGCTGATGTCTTGATACCTCTAAATAAAATATCTGATTTGTTTCCTAAATTTATTACCTCTGCTTTGTTTACACTAAAGGTATTCTCATATCCTAAAAGTCCTATCTTTTCTAAGAACTCAGGTATAATTGAAAGGTGTGCTGATGTCATTGTATAACGTGTGAACAAGACTCTAACATTCCTAGACATAGTTAAGAGCGTTAGAAAGACTGTAACTGCAAAAGACTTTCCTGAACCCCTACCACCTGTAATTATAAAGTATCTAGCATCTGACTTAAATAGTGCCGTGTATTTGTCGCTAAGATTCAGAGCTTATAAAGTTTATTAAAGGTACATTAAGACTTTCATCATTAGTAGTTACATCTACTCTTTGCTGTGGTTTACCATAGAAGTATTCAAAGTATAACTTAACTGCCCATTGTTGTTTACCCTTTATACCTTCTTGTAAAGCTTCTAGTGCTATACTACTCATTGGTGTTAAGTGTTCTATTAGCTTTTGTTCTTCAGCTTTACCTTTACGTCCTGCTCCTTCTCTTTTTCCTCCGTGTTCCATTTTGAAATAATTTGATTAATCAAGTGTTAATATATAATAGAAATTACTCATATTCATTTGGTTGCATAAGCCTTATCCCTAAGTCAGTCATAGCCCATACTCTTATTTGTTCTGTATATACTTCAAAGGCTTTAGTGTTAAGTGCTGTTGTACTTCCTATTTTATTTATTGCTATTTGGTTATCGTTAATACTTATCATTTCATATTCTGATAAGAACTTAGCTCTTAGTACGTCGTGCATTTCATTAGGAAAATATCCTAGTTCTTCTGCTAGTCCTTGCACTATACATTTCCAATAGTAACTGTTCTGCATATTGCTTCTTGTGTTTCTTTGTTTCTTTACACTAACTATGTAATCATTATCTAATTCTTTTAGGTAACTGAATAAGCTTTGTTTATCTCTATTGTCCTTTATAACGAACTTCATTAGTCAAAGGATTCATTGATTCCCCTTTCGCCTACTAGCTTTTCTTTTGCTCCTGCCCATAGCTTATCTCTGTTCTTACTTAGGCTAGGTTCTGTTCTTTGTAAAGTAGGTATTCCTTCTGTTGGTATGCTATCCATATATTTTCCACAACTACATTCAGCTTCTTTGCATACCCATTTTTTATCTCTTAAAACTATTGTAGCCTTAGATATTTCTTTACTTTCTTTTCCACATTCACAAGTGTATAGTGTCATACCTTTAATTTATCAATTTCAAATTCTAAATGGTTGATTGCTTTCTGTATGCATTCAATAGGGCTTTTGTGCTTTCGATTTGCTCTCATTAAATATGAACAAGCTGTACCAACATTGTAAGACAAATCAAAGTCCTCAATGACCTTACGGGCTTCGATCTTATATCTTTTTCCTATGTAGTAGCTTGGTATTCTATTCTTTTTCATTTATTCTATCGTGTGCTAGTCCTCCAGTTCTAGTTTTTACTTTATCCATTTTCCAAAGTAGCTTTTCATTCTGTTTGTTTTTAAATCTTCCTTCTATTATTGTCATAATAATAATTATAAAAAAGAATATTGCTACTAAAATTCCAAGTACTGTAAATATTATCATTTTGTTAAAAGTTTTAAGAGTTGGCTGCTAGTATAAATTCTATCTTCACCATCATAATTATCATATATCATTGTAAAATTGTCATCCTTCCAAGTCCAAAGGCTTTTTACATTCTTTTTGATATTGTCTTTCAATATCCATTTAATTGTTTTGTATGTTCTTTCTTGTTCGGCCATATTACTATTATTTTCATTATTATTATTTTAATTGTATTGGGGAGGTAACCACACCCCCCCTCTACTACACAGGTCTGAAAAATTAAAAGCTTCTAGGTCTTACCCTTTATTGATTAATTATTTCCTGAGTATTCTTTATATATTTTTTTTATACCATCAAAACAAGCTGCTATACAACTACCACAATTTGTACCAGTTGAATAATTAGTATTATATAACACATTGTAAATTTCTATCATTTTCTTTTTAGCCCTTTGGTCTTTAGCTCTACCAGTCTTTAAATCTTCCCATAGGATAATTATCTCTGCTATTATTTCTTCAGGTATATCTTCCATTACTTCAACCTCTGTTGTCTTACTCCAATATTTCTGTGGACAACCTAAACTGCTAATTCTTGCTTTGACTTTCATAAAACATTTGCAAACAGTACAATTTCCAAGTATATTAGAATAATAAACACAAGACTTACAAATAGCTATTCTATCTTCATATATATATTTAGGTACAAAAAACTTATTCATAGTGATAATAGTATTTCTTTACATAATTTATAAGGTACTATACTTCTAAAGTAATTATTTTTTTTACCCTGTGTGCCTTTTCCAAGAGCTCCTGATAATTTTTTAGCTGCATATCCTCTTGGTTGTTTATCGTGATGACATTTGACATTTCCATTAAAACATTCTTGTCTAGGTTGCCAACCTTCCGTATTAAATAAAGAATAAATATGATTGCTCCAAATATCAGTAGGTTTAGCTGAGGTATCACCGTAACGACAATACCATACTGTAGTCCTAGGAAATCCTTTCATAAATAATTGTTTTCTTAACATTCCTCTAGGATTTTCAATAAAATAATATTTAGGGTTTAACTCTTTTATTATTTCTAAAGTTTTTATAACATATTTATTACCGAGTTCTGCTTCTAGTGATATTGGCATATTATGTGGTCTATGTCTTGAAATACTAGCAACACTAAATGTTGTACAGGGTGGTGAAGCCCAAATAAAGTCAGGTTTAAATGGCAATTTATTTATATCAAAATCTAATATGTCTGTTATATAATCAATACCTTCAAAATTATTTATATCAACTGAAAATACCTCATAACCTAATTCATCAGCTACTTTTCCTATTGACCTACTTCCTGCAAATAATTCTAAAACTTTCATTATTCTTTTAACTTATATTTTAATTCAGTTCTTACTTTGTCTATTGTTGTATATAAGCTATTTCTACTTATGCCAGTCTTTGAAGCAAGTGAGTCTAAAGTATTGCTTTCGTAATAATAAAGCTCAAAAACCTTAGTATCATACCAGGAAAAGCTCTCTAAAGCTTTATCTATCTTTTCTAGGTTAGTCCATACATAATCATCATTAAGTTCATTTGGCAAGTTGTATAGATGTTTAGATGGTATTGTTTCTCCTGTTTCCATTTCATCATAAGTAACTGCACTTGTTAAACTGTCTATATGCGTGTAATACTTTTTATATTTATAATAATAATTACTTCTTGGACTTGTTAAAGCACGTCTTAAAGCAACTGCACCATATCTTATTATTCCCTGCTCTTTGTCTTTATCCCAAATATCTGATAATGTTTTTGGATTCATATTTAGAAAATAAAGCATTAATTCCTGTACAGCTTCATTAACTTCGTTTTTATCAGAGGTTAATCCATAAGCCATTGTCCTGAACTTATCTGATAGCTTAGATATTTCTAAATATATCTCAGTCATAAACTGGTTCTATCTTATCAATCTTTGTAACTGTATCTTGTGTTAGTTCTTCTAATACAACTCTATAGGCTCTCACCACAGCAGCATTGCTTTTAGTTTCTACTCCAGCAAAGAATGCATTGGTTGCTACTGCTAAGTTTATTGGTATAATTAACATCCAATCCCACCAATTTTCCTCTTTTGTGCCTGAACCATAATTATTTGAGTAATCAATAATGATGTCCACGACTTCTAAGTAATTATTGTATTTGTTTTTTGTGCTTACTTCTTTTGCAAACTCTAAGCACATTGTAATGTAAGTGTCTATTATTACTCTGTGTTCATCATTAGCGTAAATAGGATTTAACATACGCCAAAGATAATTAAATAGTTACGATATTCCTTTTTCTTCTTTTAAGTTTTCAACAAAATTTTTGTAATAAC